CTGTGCCATTTCATTTATTGTCATTCCATCAAAACCAAAATGATTGCGATTAGTAGCTTGCATTATTTTATCTATATCTTTGTACATGTCAGCCATTTTAGAAAAAGGTATCCAGCTAATGTGTGAGGTTCTAGTATTAGTATCTACGTGTCCTCCTTTAGTACCTTTTTCATTTCCAACTCCAGCATCATTTCTAGGCTCTGCACGACCCGCTTGAATAATCATTTTACATTGTTCAGGTGTAAATATTGGTTGTGTAGTTTCTACTATATAAGATTTCCAACGTGGTTCTGTTATCATGTTAATATCCGTATTCTATCCATCCCGTTATTATATATTTATCATTCGACAAAGGTGGGTTGCCTCTATGAATGTGTGTAAATTGTGAAGGCCAAACTAGCAATGTATTTTTCTCAGGTTTAAAACGACACTTTTGATATAGAAATTCTGTCTCTCCACCTTCTGTTACATCATTAAGATATACCATAAAAGCTAGTATTCTATTTCTAGCTTTCATTTCTGCATTTTCACAATGCCAAAAATGATAACCCTCACCAACTTTAGTCTTTTGTATTTTAACTTCTAGTATGTTGTGTGTTGCAAGTTTTTTAAGATAAGAATATTTTTGAACGTATAGAGGATATACTTCTTTAAAAAACATATCTATAAAAGGTTTGTTAT